ATAGCCAACACATTTTCAGCCACAGAAATACAAACAGCCAGAGCATTGTCAGCCTTGCGACCATCCGTGCAGTCACACCACGCACAAACATTCATAGCAAGTGAAGGAGAAACAATGCAAGTACGCAGACTCACACCAATCGAATGTGAACGACTAATGGGATGGCCCGACAACCACACCCTGCCACGTTCAGACGGCAAACAAAACCCCGACACCACCCGATACAAAATGTGCGGCAACGGAGTCGCCAGTCCGGTAGCCCAATGGATAGGCCAACACCTAATGGCAATAATGAATGACCAATGAACTATGGCCATACACCAGTGCCGACCCATTCTGTACGCACTGTGGCACCGTGCCACGCGCACTAACAAACTGGCCACAAAAAATACACGACACCTGCCCCTGTATCTGCCACCAAAACAAAACAACCAAAGCAATAGCAGCAACACCAAAACGAAAAGGCAAAACCAAACGTGGGTAGTTCATTACACTGGCAAGACCAAGGAAAATGTATAGGCAAACCAACCGACTACTTTTTTCCACCCGACGGCACGGCCACAAAAGAAGACACGCTATACCTATACGGCAAAGCATTATGTTGTTCGTGTCCGGTGCAGCAACAATGCCTTGATTACGCAATGAACTGTGAGCAAGGGGAACGCTGGCGATACGGCCTATGGGGTGGTAAAACGCCACACGAACGATGGATACACCAGCAATACTGGGTAAGCCGCCAAAAACAGTAGCCCTATCTCAACCGTAGGAAGGGGATACGACGGGAAATAGGGCTACCAACTACAACGGTATCACACGTAAGCTGGCGTACCGAGGGTAGTAAATGTCAAGCAAAAACTGTTGTGCCGTGAGCAGCGCGACACGTTCAGTAGCAAATGTTAGGGCGTAGGTAGCATCTCGATGCCAATGGTCACGGTCTGTACCACGCCAGTAGCGCATAACATTTCCGGTGGCATCAGATAGTTCTACTATCGCCCATCGTTCAGGGGTAAGGGGTGGGGTGTATGGGGTGACAGAACGTAATGCCCGACGAAAGGAATACCATCGCCGGACATCACGTGTCACGCCTTCTGCTAGAACCCTCCAATGAGGGGTGGTCACAATTCAGGTGGCCAAGTAGCTAGCAGCAATGCCCTGGTGGGGCGTGTCATACCTTCGGGAGTTATCTGTGACGGTTCAACCCTTGCTAGTTCTGCCTTGTCGTGGTCTACCCCAAGGAGGAACGTGCGGCACCATTCATACGCGAATGTAGGGATAGGGTGGCCGTCGGGTTCGGTTGAGAACAACACGGTGCCGATACTGTCACCATTCCGGAACATTCTTAGTTCATAAAGGTGGTTCATACCGTGACCCCACTAACGATGTCACGCATAAACGCTGCCACGGCTTTACGAACGCCCTTGTCGGGGGTGTAATCCCAACCCCACGAACCGTCGTCGTATTGGATAGCCGATTGAGAACGTCGCCACCGGCAACGGTGGTTAGATACCACCCATACGGTGCTAGGGCGATGAGGTTCCCATTCGAGAATCCAATTGCCCACGGTTCGGGTCTTTTTTAGTTCAGGGTTGTAGCCCATTAGTTTATTTCCTTTTCTATTGGTTCGTGTTCTGCCGTAAAAGTGTAGTGGCTATCGCAAGTGAAACGCCATAGCCTGTCATCTCCTGTCGCTTGTGGGTCTGCCCACCCTTGGTTTGTTTCTGCTATTTGTCGGTGGCAATACCGGCATTCTGTTTTTGTTTCTTTGGTCATTAGTCTGTTTCCTTTATGTATTTTATTAGACATTTCCCCGTACTGTCTAAACCACGTATGGCCGACAAGTGTTCTGCGTTGGTTCATTGTGTTACCTCCACTAATTCGACGTGGCGAACCTCAATGTCCTCATTCGGGCTATCCTCACCGTCGCGCATCTCAATGAATACGCCGTCATCTTGTAACGCCAATTCCGTAGCCTCCTCAATGTCGGCAGCCTCAACGCTATACACGATGTCTACCCACCTTGGAAAACGTCTAACCGTTACGTGGTAAGTGTTCTGTTCTGTTGTGACGGATACGCCGTCACGGTCTAATGATTCCATAATTTTTCCCTTTCTATGGTTCTGCCCCTGGGTGGGGCATAGTGGGCAGTGAGGTGGTGAACCTCACAAGGGGCGACCCCTACCCGACGGCATTAGCGTGTCTGCTCCCTCCGTTCTAGTTCTAATTCGATTTCGTAAAGGTCATAGCATCGGCTAAGGCCGCGCAACATAATCGCCATAAAAGGAATAGCCCACAAAACAAGGAACGGCCAACCGTCAAGCGTGATAGGAGGCAGAACCGACGGAGCCAAGATAGCTCCAATGCCACCCCCGATTAGTTGGGTCAATGGCCAACGATAGACACGCCTCCACCGTTCCGGAGTCATCACCTGAGGACTAGCCAGGACACTTGGGTGGTGTGGAGAGAGTGGGCCAGTCATTCGATACCCTCCACCGTTTCGCCGCACACGGCACAAGGGGTAGGCGTGTCTATGTCGTGGCAACCATTCCACCCCTCATAGGTGAGGCCGTTATCTTGACAGTAGAACCTATGGCAACTATCGGAACATAAAACAACGACATCGAATAGGGAGCCGTCGGGGTCATTGACTAGATAAAAGTGGGCAGACATTATCCCACGTCACCATTCACGGAAACATTCAGGAACACGGCAACCCATTCGCCACCGTCGGGGAGTGTCGGGGTGTCCGTGTCTAGGAAACTAAACAAGGTAGCTCCTGATTTGTCGCCCCACGTTCCTACGCCTGACGGCGTATCGTGCCACCATTCACCTGATGGGGCTAACACGCCCCCAAGGTTCCGGAATTGCGACGTTCCTATCTTGTGGATTAGGTATCTCACGCCATTATCTTGGTCTTTCATCACTTGGCACCTTTCCACACGGCTACGGCACCATCATCAGTGCTACCGATAACCCACACGCCTGACCACTTATAACGGTTCACAAATTCCAAAATAGCTTTGGCGTGATTCTCGCCAGTGTCAAGGTTCTCATCCCAAGCGACATAAATCCGGCAATGACCGTCAAGACGGCTAACGCTAATACGGTTACTGTTTGGCAGCCACTTAGTTTTTATGGCCGAACAGTGAGAACGCTCCACCGTCGCCGATACTGTTTCTGTGGTCATCGCTTGCCCCCATTGTGTAGGTCTTTACGGCGTGGCACGTTCACTATTTCGATAGTAAACATTTTGCGGCGTTCGTCAATGTTGCTAGGCACCTCAATGCCCAAAGCCTCACAAGCGTGATAGCGATACGTCGAATCGCCGTGACCGTAGGAGAATGGCACAATGACATCGTGACCCTTGCCGATAACGCGCATAGAGTAATAGCTATTACCGTTTACCTTGTCAAAATAATGGCGCACACATAATGTGTAGACCGATTCCGTTTCTGTTGGCATCGCTGCCCCTTTCTGTTTTGCGCCCCCTTGTGGGGCGTAGTGGGTGGCGAGGTGGTGAACCTTGCGAGGGGCGACCCCCACCCGATAAAGCTACTTTTCGCCGTTCTCTGTTTTGACGGTGGCACTATTCGAGCGTGCGTATTCTCCGTGGGCATTCCACAAGTGATTATCGCGAATCTGCCAAGCGTGCGCCTCCTTTATGTCCAGGCGTGACTTGTAGCCACACGAGCAAATAGCCTGATGTCTTGTTTCTGTTTCCATTACTTACCCCACTTACTTTCTAAATAACCATTAGCAATGCCCCAATTTATAACATCCTGAACATTCATTCTGAACGCTTGGGATTCCGTGAACCCTTGTTCACGATACGCCTGATAGTTATCAGGCTTTCTGTTAGTTTCGTTAGTTTCCACTATCCGACCCTTTCTATTCTGTGGAGTTTGCCCCACTTGGTAATTACCACGATACACGAACTGTGGCACAGTTCCACTATCCCCCAACCAAACCACCCCCCCCAAAGCCTTACAGAATAAGGCTCAAAAAAAACCCCAAAAAAATCTCGAAACAGTCACCGACTAAACCCCAAAAAACACAAACAGACACCGACTCCCCCGAACACACCCCGACTCTTCCCCCAACAGTTCACGACTGTCCGGAACACACCCCGACTGTTTAGGTGGTGGCTTGCCGTGCTTACTTTTGTTAGCAGCTTGTTCGATTTTGTTAGCGTTGTTGTTAGGTGTGCCTATCGCTTGGTGTTAGGTGACCCTTACAGTATTTTGTTAGGGGTACCTACCAGGCCTTGTTAGGTGAACCTACCATCGAATGTTAGGCGCGCCTTACAACGTGGGCTACCTACCAGTCGGTAGGCAAAACTGTTAGGCAACCCTAACTGGGGGTGTGCCGAGGCTAGGGGGGGGGCTTATATGTATTATCACCAACGTTGGTTTTCACTCTTTTGTGGTGTGCGGCGAAGTGTGTCGTAGGGTGGTTGGCTGGTTACTGGGTGTGGTTGGCAGAAGGGGGGTGGTTTGGCCTGCTCGTTTCGGAGCAGAAGGCATAGGAGAAGATTTTGGTGGTCGACTTTTTTGTTGACCGGTGGAAGTCTTGTGTTGTCGTGTTGTCTTGATGTCGTGATGTCAACAACCCGAACGAATGTGAGGGGCGTTAGCTGCGAGCGTTAGTGAGCAGAACACTAGGGGTGTCTTTGGCTTCCCCCCACAGTTTAGAAACCAGATGATTTCAAGGTCGCCGTAGCCAATTTGTTTTAGCCGACACCCGAAGTGTTGAATGAGATGACGTTCATTACGCTGCTTGAACCTCTAACGCAACAGGGGCTTTCTAATGTCTCGTATCGAGCTTGGTTGCAGGGTTCATCTACCCCAGTTCCCTGGTGTTCTTTGCCCCGTCACTTGCAATAGTGATACAGCCGTGGTTGCCTTGCCTGTCATCCCGACGGTAAGGGCTTGCTGTGTTGTGGTTTTAGTGTAGCAGATGAATCTGTTATTGTTTTGTTGTGGCTATGAAAAATAATGTTTGGGATAAACCAAATCCGAAAAAGAAATTTACCCCTTTGACTCCAGGGCAGAAGGTTGTTGCTAAGGCTCGCGCGAAGAAGGCTGGTCGGCCTTACCCTAACCTGGTTGATAATATGGTTGCATCTCGAAAGAAGAAGTGATGGCTATTGAATATCGTGGTGAACGGTTCGCTGGATACAACAAACCAAAAAGAACCCCTAACGCATCTAAATCTCACGCTGTTCTAGCAAAAGATGGTGACAAGGTAAAACTGATTCGTTTCGGTCAACAAGGCGTTGTCGGTTCACCGGATGGGTCTGCACGTAACAAAGCGTTCAAAGCGCGTCACGCTTCTAACATTGCCAAAGGAAAAATGTCTGCCGCATATTGGGCTAACAAAGTCAAATGGTAGATTCCCTTTATGGGTACAAAGCGTTCAGTTTCACCGGCAGATAAAGCCAAGTTCTTTGCTGCCATAGCATCAGGTAAAACCATTAAGGATGCTTGCAGTGTTGCTGGTATCCATATGAACACTGGTTCACGCTGGTTGGCTAAGGCTAAAGCGTTACAAGCTGAACACGATTTGCAGGAAATGGGTGCCAGGAAATCTCGTGCTAGAGAAGGGGGTGTCCAGAATGATGGGTACAACGCTTTTATGGAAGCGATTGAATTACCGTCTGCTATTCCGTATGACCAGTTGAATGATGATGCTGTTCGAGGGTTGGATGATTTTGGGTTTTTTCGTGAGCATTATTTGGGGCGTGTGCCTTCACCGTGGCAGGTTGAAGCGGCCCTGAAAATTATTGAATGGCTTGAATCTGAGGAAAAGGAATTTGTTGTTATCAATGTTCCTCCTGGTGCTGGTAAGTCCACGTTGTTTCACGATGTTGCTGTGTGGGCTATCTGCCGTAAAAGGGATGTTCGTATTATGATTGGTTCTGTTTCACAGAATATGGCTAAGTTGTATTCGCGTCGTATCCGTGAAACCCTTGAACGCCCTATGCCTATAGAACCTGACCCTATGTTGGTGAAGAAAGGTTTAGCGCAAAACGCTGAAGGTTGTTTGTCTATTGACTATGGCCGTTTTCGCCCTACTGACAAGGGTGCTTTGTGGAGGGCAGACGAGTTTGTGGTGGAACAAATCGGTGGTAACGGTTTGGACAACAAGGAACCTACGGTTAGGGCGTATGGTATTGAGGCTGAGTTCATCGGCCATCGTGCTGACTTGTGTTTATTTGACGACGTGGCTTCACCGGATAATGCTCGTGAGTCTGTGGCGAGGGATAAGTTGTTGGAACGGTGGGATAACGTTGCTGAGGCTCGTGTTGACCCTGGTGGTTTGCTGTGTGTCATTGGTCAGCGTTTGTCGGCTGGTGATTTATACGCTCATTGTTTGAATAAGATTTCGTATGACGACCTTGACGAATCGTATGACGGTTCAGATGTGACTTCGCCAGAACAAATGGAAGCATTAGAACCATTGAAGTCTTTTAAGTACAAACATATTGTTTACAAGGCGTACTATGACGAACTTGATATGGGTACTGATGAGGAGAAACGAGCTTTGAAACGCTTTGATGCGGCTCCTTATCCTGACGGTCCGTTACTTGACCCTAAAAGGCTTCCGTGGAAAGACCTATCGTTTATCCGGCATAGCAAACCCGACATTTTCAGGGTTGTCTATCAGCAAGAAAACCTAGATTTGGATGGATACCTGATTGATAAGACGTGGGTTTATGGTGGCCAAGGAGATGATGGCGTTATGTACCCTGGCTGTATCGATGAGGACCGTACTCACGGTCAGATACCTGTAGGGCTTGCCCCACCTGTACTATCTGTTGTTTCTATTGACCCTTCCCCCACAAAATTTTGGGCTTTGACGTGGATGCTGTACCAACCTGAACTAAACCTGTACCACGTTATTGATATTGAACGGTGCAAGTTGACGGCTGAAGAACTATTGGGGTACAACACGACTACTGGGGTGTATACCGGCATTATGGATGAGTGGCAGGAACGGTCTTTCCGTATGGGATACCCAATTTCTCATTGGATTGTAGAAATCAACGCCGCTCAACGGTTCCTTTTACAGCACGATTTTGTTCGTAAGTGGGCTTCGCGCAGTATGGTGAACATTCTTCCTCACACTACGAGCCGTAACAAACTGGATGAAAAGCTTGGTGTAGAGGCTTTGCTCCCTCCGTTGTTTAGAACAGGCAATATCAGGTTTCCTAGTAACCGTGTGACCTGGAAAACTATGGCTGCTGTGCAGGAGTTGACTTCTTGGACTACCGACAAGAAGAACGGTACGGACATTGTGATGTCTTTGTGGATGGCTGTGTTGAATATTCCTAATTTGACTATGGCTAAGTTGCCTCCTCGACAGTGGCGACCTTCGTGGATGGTGAACTAGAATTGTGTTATCGTTGTGTCATCTAGGTTTACGCAAAGGTCCGAATGAAATCAGTTGAAGAAATAGTTGAACTGTATCGCCAGCGTGTATTGGCACAAGGACCTGTGTTGTCGCAGATGCGTCAGGTTCGTCAACTTGCTAATGGAGACATTGTTGTTCCGTTGAACGAATTAGACCGTAATACTAAATCTTCTGTGGCTAACTTACTGGTTCAAGGGTTGGACCAGATGAGTATGCGTGTTTCTTCTACGATGCCAACACCGTATTTCCCTGCTTTAAAAGAAGGTCAGGATAGAAGTATGACGATTGCGCGTGACCGGAAACGTGCAATGCTTTCTATTTGGGATGCGAACCGTATGAATATGAAGATGCGCCGCCGTGCGCGTCACCTCCTTGCATACAGCAATTCTCCTATCTATATCAAACCTAACTTTGATAAGCGCATCCCTGAATGGCAGTTACGCAACCCACTTGATACCTTCCCTGCACCTGTTGCTGATGTGGATAATCCTGTTCCTGATAACTGCATTTTTTCGTATAGCCGAACCTATGCGTGGCTGGCTCAAAACTATGGTGATGTAATCAACGGTGCTTTACGTGTTGGCAACCCACAATACGACGATATGTTTACAATTTTGGAATATGTATGTGACGACGAAATCGTTATGCTTGTTATCGGCTACGAAAAAGAACGTGACCCTATTAGTGGTTCTGCTTATTTAGGTTCACCTGCTGTGGAACTGTCTCGAATTGTAAACCGTACAGGTATGCCACTTGTGATTGTTCCTCAACGCATCACCCTTGATAAACCTCACGGCCAGTTTGACGGTTTGCTTGGTATGTATTACACACGTGCAAGGTTGCAAGCTTTGACAGAGATTGCTATTGAACGTGGCATTTTCCCTGATGAATACCTTATTGCGCGACCTGGTGAAAACCCAGAAATTTTGCAGGTTGCCGACAGCAAAACCGGACAATTGGGTGTTGTCAAAGGTGGTGACATTCAACAGTTGCAGACCAATCCTGGCTATAAAACGGATGTGGCGTTGGACCGTTTGGAACGCCAAGAACGCCTTGAAGGTGCTATCCCTGCCGAGTTCGGTGGCGAATCCGGAACAAACATCCGTACTGGTCGCCGTGGCGATTCGGTATTAGCAGCAACAGTTGACTTCCGTGTGCAAGAAGCACAAGAAATCTTTGCGTCGTCAATGATTGAAGAAGACAAAGTTGCTATCGCTATTGAAAAGACTTATTGGGGTAATTCTTCTAAGTCATTCTTTATGCAGGGCCTCAAAGGTGGCATCAAGGATTACACGCCTAATAAACTTTGGGAAACAGATTTCCATTATGTGTCGTATTCGGCTGCTGGTTCAGATGTCAACAGTTTGATTGTTGGTTTAGGTCAACGTTTGGGTACTGGTTTGATGTCTAAAGAATCTGCTCGTGAGGCTGACCCGTTGATTTCAGACCCAGAGTTGGAACGTGACCGTATCGTTGCTGAAGGTATTGAAGCGGCTTTGTTGTCTTCTATTCAGGCACAAGCGGCAGACCCTAACGGTCCGTATCAACCTGATGACCTTGCCTATATTGCTTCGCAGGTACAATCAAACAAGATGAGTTTGTCTGAAGCGATTATGTCTGCACAGAAACGAGCGCAAGCACGTCAAGCTGCTGCTGCCCCACAGGGCGCACCTGAAACTATGCCTGGTTTGTCTGCTCCTGGTATGGGTATGGAGGCTGGTATGGGTGGACCTGCTGGTCCTCCTCAACTTGGTGATTTACTTGGCCGTCTTGGTGGTGGGGCTGGTGCTGCGGCACAACCTCAATCGCCTGGTGGTGTAATGGCTTTGTCTAATGCTTTGGGGGCGTAATGGCTGAGTATTCAAACCGTACTGATTTACAGAACCCTGTCGCAAAAATGGCGGCTACTGCCGCTAAAGGGCAGGCTTATGGTGAGGCTGGCGCGCAAATCGCCGCACAAAAAACTGTGCCTATGGGTGCCTCCCCTACAGATATGGTTTCGCCAGGCATAGCACCTGGTTCTATGGGGTCTTTGACTCGACCTACTGAACGACCTGCTGAACCTATTACTGCTGGCGCAGATTTTGGTGCCGGACCTAATATGGCGCAAGCAGGTATTGTTACCACACTGCCTGGTTTCAATGACACTCTTGAAGAATTGAAAGTATTGTTCCGTCAATTCCCTAATGATGATTTGGCTGGTTTGCTTTCGGCTTTGCAGTATGAGGGTTCATAGTGCCTTTCACATCTATTGAAGAACAAGATGACATTTACAATACGCTTGCCAAGGAATCATCTAAACGTGATTTGTATGTAGCTACTGCTACTCCACAGTTGGCGCAACGTGTAGGTCAAATCCATTCCAGTTATCCTGGTTTAGCGGCTGGTGTCAAGTTGTCTATGGCTAAAGCAGGGTTTACGGATGACCAGATTGCTCGTATTTACCCTGCTGCTTCTACTGCTGTTATTGAACAAAGCGTTAAGGAACCTAAAAAGGAATCTTGGTTTCAACGCAATGTAACTAATAAAGCTAAGACTGCTTCTCGATATGGTTTTGCTGCTGCAAACTTTCCGTTAGATTTTGTTCAGGGTGGTTTGGCGCAAATAACTGACGTAGACGATTCTGTTTCTGGTTGGTTTATTTCTACTGACCTTGGCTCTTTAATTGCCAATGATGAGCAGGCTGGCTCTGGTTGGTTTATGGGGGATAAAGCCAAGGAACTGCAAGCTGAACGCGCACGTCGATACCGTGGAACTGTCGGTGGTCACGCTTGGACTATAGGCCGTGGTTTATCTTCAGTTGTTTTTCAACCGGATACCCAGGCTTTCAACATTATGTCGGGTGCTTTAGACGCTGCGGCTGCTCTTGCAGTTCCTATTGTTCCTGGTGGTAAAGCAGTAAAGACAGCAATTCTTACTGCTTCTGAAGCAGGTAAAGGTGGGGCTGCTGTCAGGGGGGCTGCATCTGCTCTTGAAGCAGTAGGTCGTGGTTCTACTGAAATCAAAGCATCCAAGATTGACGCATCAGAAGTTGATGATGCTCGTAAAGGTATTATTGTTGGTGGAAGCATTGATTATGAATCTGCTAATAAATGGTTTGGTTCTGGGCAGGCGCAACGTGTGATTGACCGTACTGCTACTACTACTGATTTTGCTGGTGTGTGGGATTTGTGGGGTCGAAAGATTGACCCTGAACTTGCGTTGGCAATGGCTAAAGAATCTGACCCTGACAAGATTCGTTTGTTGCTTGTTGACAAACTTGGTCAGGCGAAAGGTTTGGCTTCTACTAAAGATTTTCGTGGTGGCAATAAGATTTATATGTCTTTGGGTAGACGCGATAAATTTATGCAATCTATGCCTTTGGGCGACAAGGTTTCTAAGGCTTACTCAAAGATGCCTAAGCGTTCTGTAAATTTGTTTCAAGCCGAAACAACGGCAGACAGAATAAACAACCTTAACGCTTTAGACAGTATGTTGAAGTTGACAGAAGTTGACGCTGTTACTCGGCGCACTTTTTTGAATCGTGCTGGCAATCTTGTTGTTTCTAAAAATCCTAATGCCCACGCTAAATTTATTGATGATTTAGATGTGGTTATGCGTGACGCAACCGAAGCAACAGGTGTAAACCGTGAAATTGTTGATGCCATATTTGACAACTACAAATCTTTACGTGATGATGCGGCTCGTTTTGATATGGATGACAACTTTGATATTGCTGACGCAGGTTTATATCAACGCCTGTATGGTGGAATTGACCCCAATGCTGCTGATGTTTCTTTTGCTGGTCCACAGTTGGCATCAGAGTTTGGGAAGCACGAGTATTTTATTCCGGATGTTCGACAACTTCGCCGTTTGACAGGTTCAAAAATCAATTGGATTTACACCAAGCAAGGCAAAATAGGCGACCCTAATATTGATGAACTTCGCAAAGCTGGTCAACTTCGTTTACCATTTGCTTTTGTTGCAAGCGCACAAGAAAATTTTTGGAGGCCAATTATTACGGCCACAATAGGAAACTTTACACGCAACACCATTGATTCGCAATTAATGATTGCATTATCGCATCGACCTGTTTCTAGCATTATTCGTCACCCATTTCAATATTTGACTATGCTTCGCAAGGAAACTGGAATAGCAGATATTTATGGCCGCGCCTTTGACGAAGCTCCAAGTGCTAATGCTGAATCAGCAGCCCAAGAAGCACACAAGTTTCTTACAACAACAGCGTTAAATGCCCACTATAAAGACCCTGTTATGGTGCAAAGAAAAGCAAAACGGCTTGGAACCTTTACTGTTCGTGACCGTACCATTGATTCTGTTGGTGATGTGGCTCGTGGACACGCAGATGAGATAGGCAAACTAAACGCTGACTGGGCGGCACGTACATTTGCTAATGGCGCAACAACACAAGACATTGTAAATCTTATACGCACCGGAAATGCTGATGCTGTCAAATGGTATGAAACGATGCTTCAGTATTACAAAGATGGCCGTCAAACATACAATCGTGTTACAGGGCAATGGCAACGCCAGACGATTGACTTAGTAGATGATACAAACTTAGCGGCAGTTCTTGACGAAACAGCAACACGAGTATCTCGTATTACAGGAAACAATCCTGCACTGTTGGAAGTGGTTGGTCAAGGAAAACTTGCAGCCCAGATTGTTGATTCAGGAAAAATTATTAGTGGCGACCCACGAGTGGGTTCTCGCGTTATCTATAAAGTTGGCAAACGAGGAAAAGCAGAAGGCGAAGTTATAGGTATAAATAGAGCAACAGGTGAAGTGGAAATTCGACCATTTGCTTTCCGTCAAGGCGAAGCAACAAACGATTTAAATTTTCTTTTACGAAGCGACGCAGTTTACAAAGACCCTTCTATGCCTAAACGTGTTGGTGGCGAAGTAATTGACCCTAGAACACCAATGAACGACCAACTTAAAAAATCAATGGACCGTATTATTGATTTGTGGCACGGAAAACTATACAACGAACCAATTGCCAAACTAGAACGCTCTCCAATCTTCAAACAGTTATACCACGAATGGATTGACAAACTAGCCGTATCACTTGATAGCAAATCAGTTGACGACATTATTGCCGATGTAACAGCCAACGCCACAGCCGCAGGTGTGAAACCAGAACGGTATATGAACGAAAAAATTTGGAACAAACTACTAGACATCCAATCAGGCAAAATCAAAAACTACGGCACCATCACACGTGAAGAACTAAACGCTTTTGCATCAGGACAAGCCATTGACGAAGTAACTAAAATGTTTTACAACGCTGTAGAACGCAGAAACTTTACAGACTCAATGCGTATCATCTCACCGTTTGCTCAACAATGGGCAGAGTTCGCAGGTCGTCTAGGCCGCACAGCTTTCACCCCTGTATCCGGAGGAAAATTGTATTTGCCTGACGTAAGTGTTTTGCGTAAAGGCCAGTTGGCTGTCAATGGCGCAACTGAAGGCGACCCTGACGGAAATGGTCGAGGGTTCGTATATAAAGACCCCACATCAGGTCAATGGACATTTACATTTCCTCTATCTGGGCAACTAAGTAAATTGTTAACTGGTATTACAGCTCCTATCAACGCACCTATCAAGGGCATCGCTATGGGCTTGGATTATCGACCACAGTTAGGACCGTTTGCAACTATGGCTGTGTCGGCCATTATGCCTGATAGTCCATCTTTTGATATATACCGAACTGTTCTTTTGCCGTTTGGAGAAAAGAGAGGGATAACAGAATCCCTTGCCCCATCGTGGTTCCGTAAAATCTATGACGGTATGACTGGCTATGAAGGTTCTGCTGTATTTATGAATACCTATGTAGAAACTATGCAGGCGTTGGCTTCCACAGGTGATTACGACACTTCCAATCCTGATGAGCGTGACCGTCTAATGAATGACGCTAAACGTAAAGCAGGCTATTTATCAATACTTCGAGGAATATCACAGTTCACTGGTCCAGCCGCAGGCAATTTTGACCAGGCTGTAAAAGCAGGAGAAGTTGACGTTTACGCTTCTGAATTGGCTAAAGCATTTCAAGAGATGAAAAACCAAGATTATGATTCAGCCGTGGGAACATTCATTGAAGTTTTTGGTGAAGATGCTTTCAGTTACTTAGCAAATAAAACTAAATCTGTTACTGGTGGTTTAGAAGCCTCTGAAGAATTTGGTGTATTTGAACGAAACAATCGTGGGTTGTTCAGACAATATAAAGAAGTAGCTGGCTATTTCGGACCTATTGGTTCTGATTTTGATTTTGCTGTTTATCAACGCCAACTGTCGGAAGGTTCTCGCGTCAAACTAACCCCTGAACAAGTGTTGTTATCAGCCGAATCTACAATTGCTATGTCTTACTATCGGACTATGCGAGCCAATTTCCCTACCACATTGAATGAACAACAACGCCAGTATGTTGCTGCTTATCGTGGGGCTTTGCAAAAGAAATATAAAGGTTATGCTCAAATGCAGTTTGACCCTAACAAGTTGCCACGCCAAATTTTACAGTTACGTGAAGCTGCTTCATTGTCTGATTTGGATGGGAACCAAGCGGCAGAGGGCGTTCGGTACTATATGCAAGTTCGTGATGCTGCCTTGGCCGAAGCAAATAACCGTGGCTATTCATCTTTATCTTCAAAAGATACTTCTGATTTGCGTGAATATCTTTCCAACTACGCGTCTGCTATCACCAAGCAATACCCAGAGTTTGCAAGGGTGTACGATAGGCTGTTATCCCAAGAGGTTGAACAATGAGCCAAGAAGAAACAAATTTAGACCCCAATGCTTACTTTTCCCAAAACCCATTGGGTAGTGGTGGTGCAGGTTTTAGCGACACTTCTGGTACTGGTCTTCCAACTGGGTTTATTCCTCCCCCACGGTTGAAAATTCAACAAGGGTCAAGAGGCCAAAAAATAATTCCTGCTCGCGCCCCTTCAGGTAACTATGGACTTGTTTCTGCCGAAGGAACTGTTCAGGAGTTTTACCAGCCGACCCGTGAGGCAATGACAATTCTTTCTGGCTTAGACGATATTACGCGCAGAAAAGTACAAGAAAAGTTGTTTCGAAAAGGTTGGTACGGTTCAAACAAACCTGGCAATGGTTATTCAGATGCCGACAGAAACGCTATGGCTGACCTATTGTTGCTTGCCAACAACCAAGGTTATACGTGGGATGTGTTGTTAAGCCAATTGGATAAAGCTCCGGATGTAAACTTGTTGGGTTCAAGTGGTAAAACAAAACCTTCTTCTGCTGATTTGACCGAGATATTGCAGCGCACTGCTTTGGAAACCATTGGCAAAAAACTTGATGATAAAACTGTCGGCAATTTGGTGTCGTCTTACCAAGGTGTTTACACGGCTGACTCTACCGAATCTGCTCCGTCTGCTGATGTGTTTTTTGAGAATCGAATTAACCAACAATATGGTGCTGATTCGGAGGCGTATAAGTATTTGAACGCTATTAGCAATGTGTCAAGAGTTCTTGGAAGTATGTAATGGCTACTGAAAACTCAATTGAAATTTTGCCGTCTGACAGAACTACAAAAGTTCCTTATGGTTTCAAGGGTGAAAAAATAACCATTGAAGAAATGATAAACACAGAAGAATTTACTTCTCTTGAACCTGTGTTTGCTGGCCGTATTTTGTCTTTGATTCGTGATAACCCATCTGTGGGTATTCTCAAAGGTGGTGGTGGGCGTGATGAAGAACAAGTGCGTAATTTGTTTTATGCAAACTACAAAAAAATATCTAACGCTCCGGATTATGAAAACGACCCTGCAAAATATGAAGATATTAAATCGGGAAAAATCAAATGGAACCCTGAAGATAATCAATGGTATAAACGAGTAACAAGTAAAACTGTTGCTGTTCCTGGGGCCAGTTGGCACACAGGTGGCTACGCCGTTGACTTTACTGGCAATATTGATTTAGCAGGTAAAGTTGCCGAGAAATACCAGTTGGAACAAATTACTGGTACTGGTGAAACACATCACTTTCAGCCATTAGGTGTTCCTATTTCTAAGCGTATGTTTCTTGAACTTAAAAATACATATGGTATTGATGCAATCAAAACTCCTTTGTCTCGTGACATTTTGTTGTATATCAATAAGGAAATTGCTTCTAACGTTCCTCGTCATCCTGCTCGTATCAAGAAAGTTTTGGATGCTGCTATTTCTAAGTTCAAACTTTCTAGTGGCACAAACGATGACGCTGTTGCTCGTGAAAGAGTGCTGACCAATGTTGGTCGTCTTGATTCTGGAATAACTATTGACTGGGGCAAAGTTTCTACTGCTACTCCTACTACGGTGGCTAAGGCGTTGACAACCACAACGACAAGTGTTCCGGCAACTACTACTCGTTCTACTGTAGGTGGGGTTGGTCGAATACCTGGGGTTAACGCTACAACCACAACGCTTCCTGATTTGCCTAATCATTCAGGTAAGGAAACGCCTCAAGGTAAAAAGACTAGGTTGATGGCCGATTGGGTTATGAACCGTTCTGACGCTTTGGTTAAGACTGGTGTGACACGTCAACAAGCTGATAAGCAAGCTTTAAAAGATGTGTCTACTCAATTTGGTAAACAAGATGCTTCTATTGTTCCTACAACTTCTGTTCCTAAAAGCACAGTTTCAATAGCACCACCTCCAACGCTTGCCCCTACGACAACTACTATGCCTAGAGGAACAACAACTACCGTGCCTAAAACTAATACAACAACTCCTACCACTTCAACAACCGTGCCTACTGGTCAGTTTGATTTAGAGGCTCCTGGTGCGGCTAAGAAGCAATTGGATTCTGCTATTGCAGCAAAGCCCGACCCCAAAACAAAGATGTATAACATTCTTGGTTATGGTATGGCAACCAAACAGCAACGTATTGATTTGATTAACTCTCTTAGGGATACTCTTGCTTCTCAGCAAGTTTTTGATTTGGAAGCCCCTGGTGCGGCTAAGAAACAATATGATTCTGCTGTCAAATCTAAACCTGATGCCATTACTGGTAAGTATTTTATTGTTGGTTTTGGTTGGGCTACCAAGGCTGAACGTGACAACATTATTGCTTCTACTAAATCAGGTTCTACTGCTGCTCCTGCCACACCTGCCACTCCTGCCACACCTGCCACAGGTAAAAATGGCAAAACACCAGCTGCAACTACCGTTGTAGTAGACGGAAAAAAAGTCAAAGTCGGTGGTGACAAGTGGAAACAAATCATCCAAGAAGAATTTGGTTCACTATGGGATATTTACAACGACAACGCAGATGTCAAGAAAGTTGTTGACAAATCCGTAGCAGAAGGCTGGTACAACGATACCGTCAAACTAGACGCGTCATTGAAAAACACAAACTGGTATCGAACCACCCAGTCGTCGGTGCGTCAATACACAATCAATAAATCAACCGACCCTGCAACCCTTGAAGCAACCATCAATCAGACCGTTGCTAGTTTACGAGCCAACACTCTTGCATCTGGGGTTGTGTTGTCTGATACTACATTGCGTACTTTGGCTGAAAATCAATTGAAATACAAATGGTCTGAACAACAGACGGCTAACGCTATTGGTTCTGAAACGGTATCTACTGCTCGCCGTGGTGGTCCACAAGCTGTTGCTGATTTGCGTAAAGGTGCTGTCGGCACAGGTCTTCGAGCGATTGCTGACAACTACGCACAGAAACCTACTGATACGATGCTTGATATGTGGGTTGCTGAAGTTATGCAAGGCACTAAAACGCAGGAACAGTTTACTGATTTGATGAAACAACAGGCTTCTACGCAGTATCGTTCTCTTGCTCCTTTGATTGAGAAGGGTCAGGATGTGAAAACGGCTGTATCTATGTATACCAATGCGGCACAAAATGTTTTGGGGGTTGACCCTAATACTGTCGATTGGTCACAGGATAAATGGAATAAGGCTTTGAATTACCAAGACCCTAAAACTAATGAGTATCGTCAGATGGATTCGTGGGAATGGAATCGTTATTTGCGTTCACTTCCGGAATGGCAAAATACTGATGATGCTAAACGCACGTATCGTTCTGCGGCGTTCACTTTGGCACAAGCATTTGGAAAGACAAGCTAATGGCAGCAGTAGATGAACTAAAAGCAATTTTGAATTACTACGGTCTAGGCTCTTTGGCTGATGTCCTGTCAACCCGTATTGTGGATGACCCAACATTGGTAGATAACCCCACGGTTTTGTTGTCTTCAGTTCGAGACACCCCTGAATACAAGACACGGTTCAAAGGAAACGAGGCTCGCCGTAAAGCAGGTATTCCTGAACTATCGCCAAGTGATTACATAAACCTAGAACAATCATACCGTTCCACGCTTTCTGCTAATTCGCTACCCAAAGGTTTTTACGACACCCAAGACGACTTTGCCAACTTCATCGGCCAAGACATCTCCCCACAAGAACTAAACGCCCGTGTCAGCCAAGGATACAACGCCGTACTTCAAGCAGAACCAGGCACCAAAGCAGAACTACAACGCCTATACGGACTCAACGACGGAGACATTGCTGCCTTCTTCATTGACCCCGAACGGTTCAACCAGTCAGATGCAATCAAAAAAGCCCAAGCCGCACAGATAGCGTCTGAAGCTCGCCGTCAAGCAGGCTTTGAAATCTCTGCCACCACAGCAGAAGGACTAGCCGTAGAAGGCATCACACGTCAAGAAGCACAACAAGGTTTTGCAGGACTTGGCGCAACCCAAGAACTGTTTACCCCCATTGCAGGCGAACAAGCCATCAGCCAACAAGAACAAATCGCAGGCACATTCGGTACAAACGCTGAAGCACGAAAAGCTATCGCCCAACGGAAACGGAAACGCCAAGCCTCTTTTGAAGCAGGTGGCAGTTTCTCCGAATCACAAACTGGCGTATCCGGTTTACGCACAGTAGGTCAATAACATCACTTTCAAAAGTGTGTTACACTAACAACGACCCCGATGGGGAGAACCTACTATTCGCCCCCCGAATTAGTAGCGTAAATATGGGGTGTAAAACAATAGCCATCACATTCCTCCGATGTGGTGTGGATTTAAGGAGAGTGCCATATGTCAGAATTCGAAGATGATTTCTACGAGGAAGACGACCAGCCAGCATCAGGGACGAACCCAGTTCGCGCCAGGATGAAGCAACTGGAACAAGAAGCTAAAGAACTACGCAAGCAAGTTGCAGAGTTTTCAGTAGCACAACGAGAGTTGGCTTTTGTAAAAGCAGGTATAGACCCTGCCAGCCCACAAGCTAAATATTTTGTCAAAGGCTACGACGGCGACTTAAACCCAGACGCAATCAGGCAGGCCGCCGAAGAAGCACAATTGATTACACCCCAAAAGTCCGTAGCCGATACAGACAAAGAAGCGTGGCAACAGTCCAACAGGATTGCGGCAGGTTCCGAGTCAGCAGCAAATGGACCATCTTGGATGAAGCGAATCAAAGATGCTTCTACAGCCGAAGAATTATCAGCAATTTTCGCAGAGGCGCAAGCGCAAGGTGTAGACCTTGCAGAAATTTAAACCCCTCTAATTTAAGGAAAAACCAAAATGGCTGATTACTACGCAGCAACAACTGGCACATCTGCTCTCTCTGTAGACCAGGTTGCCTTTGAGAAGTTGGCATACTTTGCCCTTCGTCCAGAAATGTACTTCGACCAGTTCGCAGATGTTCAAGCAACAAACGCAACTAACCCAGGCGCATCCGTCAAGTTCACTGTCT